CCAAGAGTTCCCGAAATTATGCGTGGTAGCTGGAGACGAAACTAGAGAATATCAACCTGGCGGTTTTAAATGGAGATTCTTGACTTTAGATGTAAGAGTTTATGTCGAAAACCAAGATGACCCTCAAGAAGTCTTAGCTTTATTGATGGAAGATATCGAAAGAGTAGTAGACGACAATGATATGTTGATATATGACGATACTGTCAATCCAACATTAACAACAACTTCCTTAACTGTAAGTTCAATGTCCACAGATGAAGGTGTATTAGCACCGCTCGGAATCGGAGAAATGACATTGCAGTGTAGGTATTAAAAACGAGATTACAAACGCTGATAAAAATCTAGCGACGTACTTTCAAAGTAAAACAATAGGAGAAAGCAAATGGCTTTAAATCTATCCAGGAATACCAAAGTATTCATTAGTTCCGTAAATGGAGTTGGTGCTACTGGAGGTATCAAAAACGGAAAAGTCACCACAGCGGGTTCAGGATACGTTGTAGGTGATATTATAACAGTTGCAGACGCACAAACAAGTGGCTCTGGAACAGGGTGCAAATTTATTGTTAAATCAATAAATGGAAGTGGTGGAGTTACATCAGTAGCTGTACCAAATAACTTCAGGGGTTCAGGCTTCGCAGTTAGTGAAACTTGTACTGAAACTACTGCAAAAACAGCACTTAACCATGCTACTGACTCAAGTGGTCAGGACTTTGTATTTACAGTTACAGCAGTAACAGGCGTAAATACAGCTGATGGTTCAAGACTAGGAACAGGATTGTTCAAAGGAAACGAAGTCGATGCAAACACATTCAGACTTGGTGTATTAGATGGATATAGCTTTTCACAAGGAAGTGATTCAACTGACGTAACCATATCAGAAGCTGGTGCAGCACCAAACAGGGGTTCAAAAAGATTCAATGATTCTTTACCACCTGCAGAATGGTCATTTGGCACATATGTCAGACCTTTCAGACATGGAGCAGCAAGTTACAGAGCAAGTGATACATTTGACTGTGTTGAAAACATTATGTGGGCAGCACTATCAGGAACTGGACTTCCAGCGACTCATGCAAATGATGCAGCTCAAGTAACAGCAGGTTCAGGAGTACTTACAAGTACTACTACCCTAAAAGGTTCATTATGTACTTTTACAAATTCAGACGTCCATGAACTTATGAAGCTAAATATCTACTTCGCACTAGAAAACACAACATACAGGCTAAACCAAGCACAGGTTAACCAAGCAGAAATCGACTTTTCAATCGACGGTATAGCACAGATCACATGGTCTGGTAATGCTACTACTATTGACCAAGTCGTAGAAGGAATGGAAGATCCATCAAAAGCAACTGAATATACAGCAGCGGACATACGTCCAGGTTCAGATTCTAGTGTAACCACTACTCTTAACGCTAATACTCAGGCAGCTACTGATCATGATGCCTTCACAGAAGAGTTCTCTTACGTAGATACAACAGGTCCAAGTGACGCTGACTACTTAAGAAACAAACTATCTTCTCTATACCTAAATACAGCAGTACAAGGTGGCGGTAAAACCTCTCAAGGTCTTGACGCTAAAAATTATGCAATTAACATTACTGGCGGAAGTTTAACAATCGCTAATAACGTTACTTATGTAACACCTGAAACTATCGGTATCGTGGATAAGCCAATTGGTTCTTTCACAGGTGCTAGAGTAGTAAGTGGCTCTTTAACAATGTATCTTGATAATAAAGATAATGGTTCTAACGAATTACTATCTGACTTAGCAGCAGCAACAGACATGGTATCCAACTCATTTGATATGAGATTATTCATGGGTGTAGCTTTTGATACAGGACAAATAGACGCATCAGATGCAGCAGGCAGTTTCGGACTTAGAGACTTTGGTTTCAACGGATCTACTGTAACATCAGCAGGTGTAGGCTTCTCAATGCCTAGGGCTCATTTAACTGTGCCAACAATTGAAGTTGGAGATCTAATCTCTGCTTCCGTAGAATTTGCTGCTAACGGCTCATCACTTCTAGAAGGCGATGAATTATCAGTAAAATACATCGGACAAACAGTACATACACAAACTGGTTACTTAGCAACCGGTTCTCAAGCAGAAGCTTAAGTACTTATGTCTTATAGTTTCCTCAAGGAGAGTAAGCTATTTATAGTTTATGGCGGTAACAAGTATAGAATATATACTGATGCCGCCTAGACTTTTCCCAAACATTTACGCAAGATTCGTTTTCAGTAAAGACTTTGCACAATCAAGCAAAAATGATAGAGGGAGCAATTATTACATCGGCTAACCCCGTTGATTTTAGTTTCAACGTTCCACTAACAAAAGAAAAGGACGAAAGTCCCATTATTTCCTTACTACAAGGATTAAGTAATGAGCAGCTAACTAGTTTTGACATTTATGTCCAAACAGGTAGTGCAAGTTTTAAATTAGATAGCGCAATTATTACAGGAGGAGATTTTGACGTAAGTCCGAATAAACAGTTTGTAGTAAGAGTGCAGGGACAAGGAACTAAATTAGAGAAGGTTGGTGATGAAAGTTACACCATTCCAGGATCGCTTCAATCTGAATCGTCCTCAAGAACTCCTCTTTTAGTTTATCCAGTAATTAGTATTGACAGTTTAAATATGAGTAATATCATATCCGTAAATGTTAGTATACAAAATAA